AGTCCTTCACGCCGCCCCAGGCACTCTTGATTTTCTCCCAACACTTGACCGCTGCCGCTTTCACCTTGTCCCAATGACGGACAAGGACCACGATGACGGCGACCAGAGCACCGATACCCAGGACGAACCAGGTGATCGGACAGGCAAGCAGGCCGGAATTGACCAACCACTGGACGGCACTCCAGACTTTCATTGCAGCGGAGATGGCCTTGACTACACCGACCACCGCACCGATGCCGGCAGCCAGAGGAATCACGACCTCAAGGATCGTATTAAAGTGTTTGTTGATGAAACCGAAGGCTTTGGACACACCGTCCGCAATGGTCTTGACGGTCTTCAGGAACCCGGCGCTGGTCACAAAGTCGGTGATCTTGGATGCCGCAAGCCCGATGAACGTGCCGATTTTCCCGGCAACATTCTTGATGGACTCAAAGATGCCCTTGATCATCCCCATCTTTTCCTTGTTGGAAGTGATGGCCTTGATCTTGTCGGCAATCCCATGGAGAACATTCCCGACCGGGCCGAGCATCGGGGCGATCTTTGCGATGTCCCCAAACTGGAACCCGTCTTTGAAAACCTCAGACAGCTTTGCATTCAGCTCGGTGCCAAAGGTGTTGACCTTGCTCAGGACATTTTCAAATCCGCCGATGAATACACCGCCGATGGTGGTGCCGATCTGCTTCAACTGTTCTTTCGCCATGCGGAGCTGATTGGCAAATCCGCCGCCGGTCCGCTGGAAGTCACCCTGGGCATTGGAGGTCTTTTTCATAACATACTGATAACGCAGCATGACCTTTTCGGACTCGCTCAGTTTGTCATAGACCTTGCCCTGATCCTTTGCGAACTTTTCAAGGTTGGTCTGGGTCATAACAACGCCCAGTCGCTTCAGGGACTCCGTTTCGCCCGTGAAGATGCCGTTCAGAGCGGTATTGACCTCATCCAGCTCCATATTCTTGAAAGAGGCAAGGTCGGCCGCTCTCTGGGTAAGTTCCTGAGACAGTTTCATCGCAGAGTTTTGAGTAAGGCCCATGCTTGTACCCATGTCGCCGTAGCCGGCGGCCATATCAAGGGCGGTCTGCTGCGCCATACCCATATTCTTGATAGAAGACTGCGACCATTTCTGCATCGCAGAAAGATTGTCTTTACCAAAAGAGACCTCGACCTTGTTCATGGTCTCACTCAGGTCGGAGGCCATACCGGCCAACTTGAACGCACCGACACCGCTTGCGGCAGCGACCATACTCAGGGCCTTTACCGCCTTTTTGGCGGCAGTTACGATGCCAGTCCCCAGTTTCCGTGCAATGTTTCCGAGAGAAGCGGAAAGCTGGGTGAACTTGCTCTTGTCGATCCTTTTGACCGTAGAGAGGAACTGCTTGCCCTTTGCGGTGCTGTTCTGGAACCCGGTCTTCACATTGGTCTTCAGGTTCCGGCCAAAGTTTTTGATGCTGCTGCCGGCCGACCTGATTTTCGTACCAATGTTTTTGATGCCGTTCACGGTCTCAGAGAAACCGATCTTTGCGATGTTCTTCAGGGTGTTTTTGAACCCCTCAGCACCACGCTTTCCCCCGGTAAGGGTATTGACCACTCCCTTTGTAGTTGCCACCAGGGAGGTCAATTTTTGCTTTGATAGTGCTTTGAAATGCTGGACATTCTGCCGTGCGGCCGTTTTCAGCCGTTCGAGCTGCATCCGCATTCTTTCAAGCACATTGGAGGGTTTCAGCGCCTCCACCATTGCCTTGAACTGAGCCTTCACATTCGCAGCGGCGGCCTTCAGCTTCAGAATGTTCGCCTTTGCCGCAGCCACGGTCGCCTTCAGCCTTGCAATGGCGGCGTCCGCCTGTTTGATGTCATCCCGCATGCGTTTGATGACCCTGGAGCTTTCCGATGTCGCTGCGGTGATCTGTTTGTTGGATTTCTGCACGCTCTTTGCAAACTGCGTGAACTTGTTCCCAACATTCGTGACCGCCTTGCCAACGGAAGACCTCAGAGTATTCGACTCAGATGCAATTTTCTTCAGGGGGGATTCCTGTACATCCCAAACTACCTGAATTACATCTTGCCGGATGACCTGTTTGTCTGCCACATCTTCACCCCCTTACTTTTGATTCAGATGTTTGCGCATTTCTGCTTCGTAAATGTCGAGGGCAATATTGGCTTCTTCGATCTGCTCCGGCGTCATCTGATTAAACACAGTGTTATAGTCAAAATGACAGTCGGAGAAGATCAGCCGCCAGCAGGCCCAGTTTTCCTGGACCCGTTTACTTAGTCTTGCTTTCGTCCTCTTCCGGGCGAAAGTCGCCGTTCATAACCTCATTGCCCCAACGCACGACCTCAGTCAGATCGTTCATGTTGCGGAAATCGTCAGGGGTCAGGCCCTTGGGGTCCACGATGACATTCTTCAGAATGTAGTCAGCCATCTTTTTGGTGCTGACATTGGCGGAATCATCGATATAGAAACTGTCCTGGGCTTCCAGGGCAGCGGAAATGCCGTTGAACTGGGCGGTGTACTTCACGCCGTTGATCTCTTTTTCTACGGTGTAGAACTTCTTGTTAGCCATTATTGCATCCTCCTAAAAGTAGATAGGGGAGCGGTTTCCCGCTCCCCTATATTGGTTTGTTTCGCCTGTTTATCAGGCGTTTTCGACAACGCCGTCAAACACGGCGATCTCATAGGCACGGTCTTCCAGACTCTTGCCGTAGGTGATGGGAGCGGACTTCTTAATGCGGGCCTTGGTGCCGCCGAAACGCTCACCGATGGACTTGTTCACGCCCCAGATGGGGAAGACGGTGCCCTTCTTGGCATAGTCTCTCAGCATGCTGTTCTGAGGGCTGGAAGCCTGGACAGTCAGGGTCATGGTGGCCCGCTTGTCATTGGACTCATTGACCACGACATCGCCCTGAGCGCCGGTGACGGCCTCGAACTGATCCTCATCGAACTCGAAAGAGATCATTTCCTCACCCAGACCAGTGATAAACACACCGTTGACGGTGATGGTGGTATCATTCGGATTGTAGTTATACATTCGTTATCCCTCCTTATCAGGCCTTGATCTGGCCCTTGATCTTGGCAGTGTGGATGGCACCGGCCAGAGCGAACTCGAACTTGCCCTCGGCATAATGACGGGCGGAGATGTCGGCGGCGGCGCACTCGGCACGGGAGCCGAAGGACACAGAGTAGTCGTAGCTGCCATCCTCATTCTGAGCGATCATGCCGTTGTTTGCGGCATCCATCAGGACAGACACCACGACAGCCTCCAGGGAAGCAATGCCACGATTGTCGTAGGGCAGCTTCTTGACCCGGTTCATCAGGTCCTGACCCTGATACTCGATCTGCTCGATGATATAGTCCTGGCAGTCCACGATATCAATGTACTCGCCGGACATCACAAAGCCCTCAGAGGTGACAACGGCACCGGCCTTGCGCAGGATGGTGATACCGTTCGCCTTGTGCAGAGTATCCACCTGAGCATCGGTGTACTCCTGAGCGGTGACACCCTTCAGGACGATGTTCTTATAGGTGAAGCTGCCCACATCCAGACCGGCAGTAGCACCCACCACAGCGGCTTCGGGATTGGCGACATCGGTGGACTCATAAGCCACCAGAACAGTACGCTCATTGCCCTTGACAGCTTCCAGAACAGAGGTATCAGAAATGCCCACATGGGCGAAGTACATCTTGGGCTTACCGCAGGACTCAATGTAGTCGGAAACGGTCTCGACATTGGCATCCCCGACAACGATGAGCTGTCTCCAGCTTTCACCCAGAACAGCGGCCAGAGCAGTGGTGACTTCCTCAGCGGCGGCACAGACGGCAACCTTGGCGGGAGCATCTGCCTGCATGAAGACCAGCTCGGCTGCCTTATAGACCTCAGAGGTCTCGGCAAAGCCGGCGGTCACGACCTCTTCCAGGGACGAGACCTCGCAGTAGGGTACTGCGACATCCTGAGCGCCGGCAAAGATCAGAGGCAGGCCAAAACCGACACGGGTAGAAGCCTTGGCGAGCTCGATAATGACTTTCACATCATTCACAGTTTATTCCTCCTTAATTTTGAATGTTTCGATCACATCCCGTTCGGGAGTGATAACAGAAAGCAGACCGAATGTGACATCCAGCCCGTTTCTGTATTCGTATTGCATGGACAACAGGTTGTCCCTTGTGGTAATGTCCCGGACCTGCCGGACGGTGATCCCGTTGTCGGCAAGGTGTGTGACCCCGGCGGCGGAGAAGTAATCGTACATCTGCATCGCCAGAGTCATCGCTTCGTCCTGATCATCGGACTGAGCGGTGAAACTCCAGGTCTGCCGTGTGGTACGGTACAGAACTCCGTCCTCCCCCTCAGAGTAGGTTCCGTAGGGAGCGGATGCCGGGGTGGTCACGGTATAGGACACATAGGGATAAGGCGGTACTTTTGCGATCTGATTCATCCGCACCACTTCACAGGGCCGGAAGACCGTGGACATATA